AGCACATATTGGCAATAGGCCCCGCTGCTGATATATTGGTATTATAGTGAATTATGGAGAACTATCGGGAATTATCGTGAACACAGTGTATAGAGTGGATGACTGGGTGGCACCATTTGAACTATGCCTCACCTACCACCATTCTCCAAAGTGCAAAATAGTGCAATAAAGTGCAATTCTGCCTACCAAACGATGTGATCGGCCTAGTTTTAACCGTGGTCTAACGGTGCTGCCAGTATTTATTCACTCTAAATCCACGGTGGTTACTGTGTACCTCTCTGTATACAGTGCTGACCGCTAGACCACACAAGGCCCCGCTGCTGTGGTATACGTATATCGCGTATACTTGTGAAAGTATATATACGTGTAGTTCAGACATATCACTGTGTAAATACACCATGCCAGCAATCCCACCAGGTGTACAACTGTTATATACACATAACCTTACTCCGTATACTCAGCGATTATACTCGAATACTGCCCGGGAGTTCCTGGCTGATCCCCTATTACAGCCTGTGCCTGTGGCGTTTGAACCACAGAAAGAGTGGTTGACACCGCAGTTTCAGGTTGACACTACACTCAACTGATCATATACTATATACATGCAGAAGAACTAGCTGTTATCGAGGAGCAGAGAAATGACATTACCAGATGAGAGATACCGTGCTGTACAGTATGCACAACAGTTTCTACAACGACTAGCGGGTGGGGAATATCCCCGTGTGCCCAAGGCAGTTCGTCAAGAAGCTCGCAGCATACTCAGACACTATCCTAATGCTTGGGACATGACTCGTGCAACAGAGACATCGCCGGAGATATTCCAGGAACACATGGAACCACTATATAGAATGATCAAGCAGCGTGAACTAGAACAGCAGATTAAAGTCAAACTGGAGTTCGTCAAAAGTATCGAGACAAAGTAGCAGCATACGGGCCCCTAGCTCATGTTGGTTAGAGCAGTGGACTCATAATCCATTGGTGCCGTGTTCGACTCACGGGGGGCCCACCATACATCAGCCCTTAGCTCAGTTGGATAGAGCAACAGCCTTCTAAGCTGTAGGCCACTGGTTCGAATCCAGTAGGGCTGGCCAGTATTAATTGTGCAGCAACTAGCGAAACAGCAGCGCAAGGTGTTACTTAAGTAACACTTCAGCAGCATTGCAGCGTAACACCTGCCCGGATGGTGAAATAGGTAGACACAAGAGACTTAAAATCTCTCGCTCTAACAGGCGTGCCGGTTCGATTCCGGCTCCGGGCACCAGCAGCTGACATGTACTCACAATGTACACGTGTCAAGAACGTGTACAAATTTCCGGGCATTTTGTACATGAGCGCAGCCAAGGAGAGTGCCGCAGCGTAGCCCAAAGTGTGGCAGTTTGGCTACAGTTTGGATATCCACAACACACTGTGAACAAGCTGTGGATAACCTCAATCATTGTGTATCGCGAACAAGAAACCCTAGAGTCATCAGGGTCATGATCCTTTTGGTTGACGTTCTAGCCAAAAGACGCTATAATAACAGCATGGACACAAAAAACACTCCCCGTAAAAAACGAGTAGACCGCAATCATATCATATATGAACTGCGCATCAACGGTGCCAACTACATTGGCGTCACTGCCAAGACAGAGACCACTATTAATAAGTCAGTACTGGCTCGGGCCGCCAAGCACTATTACCGTGCCAAAACAGAAAGCAAGAACTGGCTGCTGTGTGAGGCTCTGCGTGAACTCACTGACAAGAGCCAGATCGAAGTACTTGTACACGAAGTGATCCGCGGCAAGGCTGAGGCCCACAAGCGGGAAGTTGAGTTGCGCCGTCAAATTAACCCTACGCTGAATACGGATGTTCGTGGGGACTGATTGACTGAATGACTGATTGATCGTATAATAGACACATACACTAACAAGGAGCGACAAATGTTTAGTTCAACAGCACAGGCAGAGTTCAAATGCCTGCTCAAGACCTTCTCCACTGCCAAACGAGCAGAGTACGGCGATTATGCCTACGCCAGCGGTTACTTTGAAAGCCTAGCGGCAGACATGTTTAGATGCTTGAGCAAGGCAGATCAAAAGCTGTTTGCTCGTGCAATGGCAATAGAAGTTGAGAAAACAAAGGTGGCAATATGAAGCAAGACTACACCATGTACATATACAAACGGGATGCTCGTTGCAAGCGAGGCGAGCGCCTGTTCTCAACCACAGTGTGGGTGGCACGCACTGCGGAAGGCATGCGTAACGAGTGCAACGGACTCTACTGGCTGTACCCTGCAACCAAGGGCTGGCGCTTTGAGTACTTTCCCACAATGAAGACTGTGAAGAACTTGATGAGCGGGAAGGATGTTGAGATAGCACACGACACGCCTAGAAGCTGTGACCCTTCAAGCGAACTCTACTGGAGCATGTGATGATCAAATGGGAATGCCAGATGTTCTACAAGGACCAGCTGTACTCAGGACACTATTGGGGTGACGAGCTCAGCTTGGCCCGTGCCCGACGCAAGGTTGTGGAACTGCAACGTATGCATCCACCAATGCGATTTGTATTGACAGATTGGCAAAAAGGCAGTATAATTGACTTAGGCAAACACACAAAGGAATTGGTATGACTAGACACTACGAAGAACTGGCTGTATACGAGCGTGAAGGCTACGAGATCATCGTGGACAAAACCTGGGAAGATATCAGTGTTGCAGACTGCTTTGATGACACTCAGTTTGACATTGCAGAGATCAATCACAACATCGAACACGGCCATTTGGATTGGTTCGTGTTGCGGGTGCGTGTTCTAGTCGAAGGGCTTGAACTGGACTCAGAGTACTTGGGCGGCCTGCTCTACGAAGATGCTAGAGAGTGTCTTACAGACGGAACAGCAGAGGATCTTATTACACAGAGCCTAGACAATGCTAAACAGCAGGTGTACAGGCTCTACAGGAAGTTCCAGGACTTGAGCTGGGAACTAGATGCTGCAGGAGTTGACAGGACTACAGTTTGAAGCTATAATAGACACTTACACTAACTAGGAGCGCGAATGATTACAGCAGACACAATAAAGGTACTTGCCTCGTATAGCCCACAGTACCTGACTAAGGCCGCACAGCTTGCAGGCTACAAGGGCGCAAACTTCACAGCCTGTAAGTTCTTGGGCATCACTAACGGCGGACAGTTCTGCTACACAGCAGTCTTTCCAGTCAAGGGCGGAACAGATAGTACTAAAGTGTTTCTCAGCTATGACCACGATGAGGATAGGGTTATTGCTGACTACCAGTTGACAGAACTGGCATAAGCTGTTATAATTGATACTTACACAAACACATTAGGAGCGACAAATGGGAACACGAAGCACAATTGCGCTAGAGTACGCAGACGGCACAGTAGAACAAGTCTACTGCCACTGGGACGGCTATTTGGCACACAACGGGCAGATCTTGCAGAAGCACTACATCAATCCTTTCGTACTGCGTGACTTGATCGACATGGGCGACATTAGCTCACTGGGCAAGATTGTAGGCACTAAGCACCCCTTCAGCCCATTCGAAGGCGAGACACAGAAAGCACAGTACGAAGCGGCTCAGGCACAGGGTGCAACTACATTCTACGGACGTGATCGTGGCGAGACAGGTACGAGTGCCAGAAAGTTCAAAGACTACGAACACTTTTTGATCGATGGTCAATGGGAAGAATACGACTACATCCTGCGCAATGACAACGGTGTAGCTGTTTGGTTTGTATCCGATCACGACGGAGACTTTGTTACACTGGAGTCAGCTATTATGGACGAACAAGATCGTATTGCACAAGAGGAGACAGCAGAATGAGCACGATGAAAGACTTGGCCTACGACATTGAGCAACTGTACATTGAGGGCTTCAACAGTCGTGCAATCGCGGCTGAACTGGAGTGCCCCATAGAGATTGTATTGGGTGCGCTGGCAGAGATGAGCGTTGAGGATGTGGCAGATGTGCCACAGTATGAAGAGTACAGTCCCTACCTTGGTTGACACCTTGGGCTTTCTTTGCTATAATAGATACTTACTAACACACAGGAGCGGACAAAATGGCTACACTAATTGAGATTACAGAAGGCGCATACGGTGCTCGCAAGAACATGATCTATCCAGGCATCCGCCTGCAGATGGTCAAAGACTTTGACGGCGAATGCATTACTTGCCTTGCAGGCGATGAGATTGAAGGTGGTCGCAACCCCTACAAGAAGATCCGTGTCAAGGTTGCAGGCATTGGTGCCTATCGTGTGGTGTCGCACATTGACGAAGCGCCTGTAGGTGACAAGAGCCTGGTTCAGCTCAAGATAGCTGATACGGCTGTAGCACATATCACGGACGAAGAGCTGATTGAGAAAACTCGTGCTCGCTTCCAAGTACTTACAGACATGACCAAGGCTGTGAAGGCTGGTGATGTACGTGCTATGATTGTGACAGGCCCTCCAGGCGTAGGCAAATCGTTTGGCGTAGAAGAAGTGCTGACTAAGGATGACTTGTTCAATACGCTGGGCGAGCGCAAGCCACGCTACGAGATCGTGAAAGGTGCTATGAGTGCCATTGGCCTGTACAGCAAGCTCTACGAGTTCTCAAGCGAGAAGAATGTTATTGTGTTTGATGACTGCGACAGTGTATTGTTGGACGACTTGAGCTTGAACATTCTGAAGGCAGCTTTGGACAGTTCCAAGAAGCGTACCATCAGCTGGAACACTGACAGCCGCATCTTGCGTTCAGAAGGCATCCCAGATCGCTTCGAGTTCAAAGCAGGTGCGATCTTTATCACCAACATCAAGTTTGAGAACGTGCGCTCTAAGAAGCTACAGGATCACCTTGCCGCTCTTGAGAGCCGTTGCCACTACATTGATCTGCAGATGGACACAGACCGTGAGAAGGTTCTGCGTATCAAGCAGATCGTTGCAGACGGTATGTTGGACGAGTACGAGCTCAGCGATGTGGCCAAGATTGATGTTGTGGACTTTGTTGCCAACAACAGGGCTAAACTGCGCGAGCTGAGCCTGCGTACGGTGCTGAAGGTTGCACAATTGCGCAAGGCGTTTGCCGACAACTGGGAAGCAATGGCTGAAGTTACTGTGATGAAGCGTTCATAATATGAGTGCAATTATTACAGAGTGCCAGTGGATTGGTTCGGAGCAGACAGAGGCTCCGTTCCACTCCTGTGGTAAGAAGGTGTTCCCGGGCAAGAGCTACTGTGAAGATCACGTGTGGCTGGTCTACAAGAAGAACACCAACAAGGGCAACAAACGCAAGATCAGTGAGATCGAGAAAGAGTTGGCTGAGATTAAACGTATTGAGGAAGTTGAGGAGATCATAAATGCTTAAAATTATTGTAATCATTGCCCTAGTCATCTTCCTGTTGGCTATTGGGCCGTTCCTAGTCATTTGGAGTTGGAATGTGTTGTTTGGTTCTGCCTTGATGATTGCGTATACGTTGGAGACCTGGGCCGCCGTGGTTCTGTTAGGAGCCTTCCTTCGAGCTAACGTAACCGTAAAACGGTAACATTGATCATTGCTCTTAACCAATCAAGACACTATACTAGTAACACGCTGTTAAGAAACAGCTCTAACAAAGGAAACTTAAAAATGAAAAGATTCAATCCAGAAACCAAGACTTTCAAGGTCTTCACAGCATTGTACAACGGTCAATCGTTGACAGCAAGCAAAGCCAAGCACGACTTGGGCGTTGGCAACTTGAGCGCAGAAGTTAGCCGCATCAAGCAGAACGGTTATGCTGTATACAGCAACACCCGCAAGGCAGGTAACGGCGTGACTGTTACTGAGTACGCGATGGGCAAGCCATCACGTGAGATCGTTGCTCTAGGCTACAAGGCTCAAGCAATGGGCATCACGCTCTAAAGCAGTTTCAAAGACAAGCCGATTCGCTCCCGGGGCGTCTTTGGGAGTGTTGTGTAAAAGCAACACTCCTTTCTCTTGACCGGCGCTTCAGCCTGGTTGACTGTTTGGCTAAAAGGCTATATAATAGACACATACAGCAACTAAACGGAGAGCACAATGCAATTCACAGCCGAGCAGGTTTGGGGACTAGCAGTAGAAGCTGATCGTATCAACGATGGCTACTTGAAAGAAGATCTGTGGGATACAGCTGAAGCTGGCGTTAGAGTCAAGACTGCCAACAAGGTCATGGTCAAGCAATGGCTCCGAGAAGAGCGTCAACCCAGTGCTGAAGATGCTGAAAAGGGTCGCGAGTACCGCACGTTCTTCAACACCTACACGCTGAAAGCTCTTATGGGCAACCTCAGCGACTTTGATCGTCAGGCTCTGCGTATTGCACAGATGGATGAGTTCACCGGCAAGAACATGCTGGAGTTTGCCATCATATCATGCTTGCCCAGCTCAGCACGTCGTGAACAAGAGCGTACAGAGCTCAAGAGAGAACTGTTCACATCAGTCCAGCTCAACGGCGAGATAGGAGATGTCATACGTGGGGACATAGAAGTCATTGGCTGTTCGTTCTCGCAGATGTACAACAAGTTCAAGGTCAAGGCTCGCATGGGTGAAGCGTTCGTGGACTTTTGGTTTGGCAAGAGCTTTGACAAGGGTGCCACTGTTACAGTACAGGGCAAGATCAAAGCGGTGCGTGGCGATAAAACAACACAGCTGAACTTTGTGAAAATTAAGGGTTGACAAAGACAGAGGTTGGTGTTATACTATTAACACTGAGAGATTGATAGTTAGTTTAACTTTTTATAAAGCGAGGTCTTAAAAATGGCAAAGTCAACAGATATTAGCGTTCGCCAAGTTGGTCCAAAAGCCGCAAAGCGTTCCATCCGCAAGGCGATTCAAACCCGCCGCCCAGTGTTCCTGTGGGGTCCCCCAGGAATTGGTAAGTCAGACATCGTCAAGCAGATCGGCCAAGATGCTGGTCGCGAAGTCATTGACGTTCGACTGGCCCTATGGGAGCCTACAGACATCAAGGGCATCCCTTATTACAATGTCGAGAAGGGCACAATGGTTTGGGCTCCCCCAAGCGAACTGCCTATGGATCCAGACAGCACCGCAATCATCTTCCTGGATGAGTTGAACTCCGCTCCTCCGGCAGTACAGGCAGCGGCCTATCAGTTGATTCTGAATCGTCGTGTTGGTACCTACGCTCTGCCTAAGGGTGTAGACATTGTGGCCGCTGGTAACAGAGAAGGCGATCGTGGCGTTACCTATCGTATGCCTGCTCCGCTGGCTAACCGTTTCATTCACTTGGAAATGAAGATCGACTTCGATGACTTCCAGGAATGGGCTGTGATGAATGCCGTGCATCCTGAGGTTGTAGGCTATGTGGGCTTTGCCAAGCAGGACCTGTACGACTTTGATCCCAAGTCGCCCAGCAAGGCCTTTGCTACTCCACGCTCGTGGGTGTTCGTAAGCGACCTGCTCAAAGACGACGACTGCGACATTGACACCTTGCACAACTTGATCGCGGGTGCCGTAGGTGATGGCTTGGCTGTTAAGTTTATGGCTCACCGCAAGATTGCAGGACGCTTGCCCAAGGCAGAAGACATCCTCAGCGGTAAGGTCAAGGACTTGAGCATTAAGGAAGTGTCAGCAATGTATTCTTTGACTGTGAGCCTGTGCTATGAGCTTAAGGATCAAGCAGAGAAGAAGAGCAAGACTTTTGACTCGCAGGCAGACAACTTCTTCCGCTATATGATGGATAATTTCCCAACCGAGCTTGTGGTGATGGGTGCCAAGACAGGATTGACAAATTACAACCTGCCTTTGGATGCAACAAAGATGAAGAGCTTTGACGAGTTCCACAAGCGTTTTGGCAAGTATGTTTTGAGTGCAATGGAGAATTAAGACCTCGCCCGTTGCAAGGGCGGGCAGTTTCTCAGGGCTGGCCCGCCCAACTATAAGAGTGCCGGGGTGTTGTGTAAATACAACGCCCCGTCCAGTTGACAACATTGTGGTTTGGTGCTATAATAAACACATACTAAGGAGCTCGACACATGGATCCAATCATCGATAAACTAACCACAGCCCGTGTGGGACTGTTACTCAAAGCGCCATTCTTTGGCAATATGGCCACTCGTATGCAATTGATTCAAGCAGACGAATGGTGTCCTACTGCCGCTACCAACGGTAGAAACTTCTATTACAATACCAAGTTCGTGCAGAAGCTCTCAGTCAAGAAGCTGGAGTTCCTATTTGGACACGAGATTTGCCATTGTGTGTTTGATCACTTTGGTCGCGTAGGTTCACGTGATCGCCAGCTCAGCAACATTGCACAAGACTATGCCGTCAATCAAATACTGGT